TCATTAACGGCACGAAGATCCCACTTTCTATGAATAAAGTCAGGAGTGCCGAACACCTTGATTGCCGCATTATAACGGTTATCTTTGAAACCTACAAAGTGTAAAGCATTATTCATATTAATCTCCTTTAAGCAGCCTTAAACCTAATCTTGGTTTTTTTAACCTTGGTTAGTGTAGGTGCTGCGTTAATCACTCTATGTTCCAGAACGTATTCCATCCATTCTTTATGGTTATTCATCTTAGCTTCAATCAAAGCCTGTTTAGCGGCTTCTTTTGTATTAAACACAGCAAGGACGAATTGTTCGTCCATATGATAGCTAACAGCAATTAGAACATAGATCATATTTTTCATATTAATCACCCATCTAAGTATGCGATAAGGCCAACACCAAAGGCAAGGCCAACAAGGGTTGCGAATAGTGCGAAACACTGGACCATTTGTTCATCATCTTTATACATTATTCATCCTCAGATGTTATTGCGATAAGCGCCAGAGAGATAGGTACGGCGAGTGATACAATAAAAACGATTAGTTCAACCATTATTAACCCTTTCTACCTTTAAGGCCAGCAACCTTTAGATTAGATGCCTTAGCACCAGCATTAGCAACGGTACCACGAATTAATGGAAACGAGGTGTTAGCCTTGCTACGACGGCCTGGTTTACATACAGTGATTGTACCGTTGTTTTCGAAGTATGAAAGCAAGGCATCAACCGTGTCAATGCGGAGGTCAAGGTTCTTCTTAGCGAAACGATGGTTCATTATCTTACATCCGTGTTAAGTTTAGGTTTACGATTACGAATTAATTCACGTTCTAATGTATGAGCAGCGGACTTACCGCGTACCACATCCACCACAGAAACGTCAAAAGACTCTGGTCCATATTTGCGTATAGCAATACAAAGTTTCCAATTTTTATTTTCGTTGAGGGCACGTTGGACATGCTTTTGCCACCGCCTAGTTAAGGATTTTTTAACAGCACTTTTTTCCACAAAGGTAACACCAATATATTCCTGACCGTTTACCGATAAAGAATAAATCAGGTGTTTACGATCAGACCGAGATTTCCGTTTTTGAGTTTTTATCATACGGTAATCCTATCACAAAGAAACGGAAGAGTCAAGAGAAAAGGTATGTAAACAGGTGCGACACGATGTCGCACCGTAAGTTATTGATATTATTCTGGGAGATTATCGTATGTAAACCCAAGTTTACATTGTAATGTCAACGCATGTTTACATAGAGGCCAGGGTAGATATAAAGACGACCATGCAAAGGCATAAGTAATTTTCCGACGAAGGTATAAAAGCATGTTTACAATCCTTTCTAATTATGCCTAAGGATAGCACTAAAGGAAAAAACATGCAAGCAAAAAGGTATGTAAACAGGTGTGACAAAACCGCACACCTGTTCTTTGACTTAGATCAATGTTCGTAAAAATCGTCTACTTCATCATAATCTTCGGTATGTTCCATCCACGCTTTTTTTAAGTTTTTCAAAGGACGTTTCTTGTTGATATCAGTTTGTGGCTTTTCTAACCTTTTTCCACCATACTTTCTATCTTCTTCATAAAGCTCTGCATATAATGGATCAATTTTGCGACTATTTAATTTGGTTGTTTTCATGTCATGCCACCTTATACAGTTTAAGTCCTCTAAGTTTGAGATGTTCATTCCATGCTAGAAACGATGGACCGTGCCCAGATGGTTCATTATATAGATGTTGAAAATGGTGTATCATTTCGTGTGCTAATATTTCTACGAAAAACTTTTCATCTTTAAAAGATTTTGCTAGACTTATGCTTGTCTGCCCATGTTTAGGATCATTCTTAGGATAGTAATAGTAATAAGCATATACATCATCACCTTTATGATTTGAAATGGTTATCTTATCAACAGGTACTAGATTGTTACCAAAAACTTGTTCATTGATTATATGGAACCATTTCCAGGCAATTTCTGATGTAGGTCTAAACTTCTCATTATCATAGTTTAACTCTTTCAATATCTTACGATTTTGGAAGTAGGTCGGGGAACGCATCGTTAATCAAAGCCTCTGTCAGATAAGGAACTTTCTGATCTTTCAATATGATATTGGTATACACTTCTGCTTCTCTAGGCTCTAGAGATTCCAAGGTCTGTACCAATAGTTGAGTTTTACGGTCGAGTGATAGATTTGGTGAAACGCGAGGATGATTTTCCATAAATATATAAATCATGTCCAAGGCTTTTGTGATATTATTATATCCAAATCCAGGCGGAACATCTTCGGACTTATAATCAGGAATCTTCTTAAAAACAAAAGATACTCCTGTATGAAATGTTCCTAAAAGGACATTCTTTAGTGCGAAGCTGTCATTCTTTCTTAGAACTGCAATCCTATCGGCTTTTGTTTTAGCCGCTTTAAAGTCATCAAAAACCTCATAGATATTTTTCTTACTCATTTTCTTCTATCCTCAAAAATCGTTTATTGATTCGATCATAGTCTTGAGACCATTATCGATAAAATAGTTTAACATTTTCTCTTTAGGAGCAGGTTTGGTATTTTCATAAGCGTTTACAATACCTTCCTGAATACTCTTAGGAATATAATCAAAATCTACTAGAGTTTGATTTCTCCTGAAACCTCGAAGCATTGCATCAGTGGTACAAAACTCCTCAACCGGCTGATTAATCCATACATTGAGTTTCTTACTATTTAGTACCTTTTGACGTTCTCCTGTTACAAAGGTATCATCTGAGGATAGGAAGTTAGGAATACCATCACCTCGATCACCTTTTAGAATATGCTCACGGATAAATGCCGCAGGTTCATCGATCTTAATAAACCTCTTCAAGATAGGAGAGTATTGTGTAACATTAGGATATTTTTGAAGCTGGCCAAAATCCTTATCACTTGAAAGAATTAGAACAGGAGAGTTTGCTGATAGCCGAGCAGCTAAAACGGCGATAACGTCATCCGCTTCTGCACCATCAACATCAATCACCTTATATGGAAAGTATTGCTTCATTTCATCGCGGAGTTTATTTAAGGTATCGAATATCATACCCCAATCATATCCTGAAGCCTCCCGATCATGCTTACGCTGAGACTTATAGAAAGGAAAATACTCTTTACGCCAATATTTGCGGTTATCACAACAAAGGATAACGTTTTGATATTTGGATTTGAACTGACGGACATTTGCTCGGATAGTGTTGATACACATATGCCGAATCAAATCTTCTTCAATAGAATGTGATTTTGAAACTTGCTTTAGATGTTGCATTAGATTAGAGATCAACACCTGATTAAGGTCTACCAAGATATAAGACATTATGATTTCCTTATTATGATACTATATTGTATCACTCTTTTTCTTCACTGTCAACCTGTTCCTTGATCATATCTTCTATTATGGAAGAAATCTTATCTGCCAATTCTTCCTTAGACAAGCCATCTTTTCCTTCGATGATTTTCACATTTTCATCAATAAAGTCGTGTAGGTGATGTTCTAGCTCAAACTGGCGATAAACGGAAGCTCGTAGAGCATCAACCACTAGAATAAAATCTTTAGCAAACACCTTATTGGTTACTTCAACACCATAGTTATCCAATTCTGTAATTACAATACCCGAAAGTTCATCGACAACACTATCAGCAAACTTTTGATCTGCTTTTGCTTGTCTAGCTTTGTGAACCTCTTCGGGTAAATCTCTAACTACTTTATTTTTTGGAAACTCGATAACTTTATCGGTCATTTACTTATCCTTATTTTTATATTCTTGGTAAGTTCCATATAAAACAAATACGGTAGCCACTATACCCATAACCATACCTGTATAGATGAAAGTCCAGATCACATCAATTTCGGTTGTTTTCAAAATACTTGTAACCATAGTCCAACACCTCTTGTCTTGTATATTCATATAGTTGTGTTTGTTGAGAATTAGGTTTTAATCCTCTTTACTTTAGCACTCTCAGTAAAATTGTATCCGCATTAATCCGCCCATTGGCCTGCATTTCGGTTGTGGTTAAATTCTTCATAATACTACGGAGACCAACCTTGCCCTCATTCAGGACTTGTGGTAACACCTCTCTTGGTTTACGGACTTTCTTAGTGATAGAAGATACCTCATCATATCCTGTAATCGTTGACCCTCTGACCGAAAGGCCATCAGGATCCACGGAATGGTAAACAGAAAGATTGCGAGTTTTGGAATTGATAACCCAGAGTTGTGAGGCACCGATGATTCCTTTCGGGTCAATACTATTGATATTTAGATCCGGCCAATCAGGACGGTATTTCATTTTAGAGACCAACACTGAAGGTGGTTTTACCTTCTTCTTACGAGGTTTGCGTAAAGCCTTACCAGCCTCAGCAGCACCATCAAGATGGTCTATTATTTTCTTGATAAAGATAGCCATGACTTTAAGAACTGGAGCACGCCATCCAGAATATGCTTCCACCAAGTCTGGGTCTTTGCCTTCGAGGGCCTCACATATTTCTTCGTATTGAGGACGGAAGTGGTCTGTAATCCTCTTCGCAATTTGCGGTTTAATTCCCTTCTCAAGGGACCACTTCTTAATGTCAAATTGTATTACTCCCTCTTGAAAGAATACATCGGTTTCTTCTTCAAGTTCTCCAATCAACTCCGACGCACGGCTGCTAATGCGGTCCTGTATGGAGACCACAACCTTTTGCGATTGATCTTCCTCACTCGTCGAAACATCCAACACTTCTCCGGCCAAGGATATAATTCTTTGCTCACACTTTTCCCATAAACCTTCTGGTAAAGTAGATCCGTTTTGGAGTAACCGGCTGTTCCATCCAATATTGTGCAAGTCGATGGCCTTAACATGTGATAATCTGGAGAGGACATGCTTATCATAATTGATACTCCTTAAGTAGGCTATAACAAAGGCTTTGGCATCATCACTGGTATAAAAATAATTAAACCAGTTATAAGCCATAGCCATATCTACTTCACTTGATAAGGATGTGACCCTAGGTTCGGATCCCATATACTTCTCATCAGCAAATTTACCACGCGGTTTTGTGGCGGCTTTCACTTTCTTCTCCTCATTATTATTCGTTGAAGATGTATCCATGGTCCTTAAACTCTTTGATTACACATACACCATCTTCTGTAGGATCTAGATTATGCTCTAATTCTTCTGCAAAGTCAAGGGCTTCGGTCAGATTGTAAAATACAGGAACTTGCCCAAAGGTTTCTCGAATGTTTTCGATATCTCCTTTATATCTAGCCGTTTCGTTATTCCATTCTCCATAAATGTTACCAATTGCGTTAGCATATGTAACACGATATTCTGGACCTTTTTCAGAGATAGTCAATAAGACGTATATTCCATTATCAGCAGACATTTACTTTCTCTTTCTACCTTTGAGGCGTCTGGCCTTACGTTTCGTTGAACCAATTTTTCTACGTCCTTTTCTAGGACGGTTCTTATGCGGGTGAGCCATGATAAATCTCCTTCATTCAACTTTCACTCCATATAAAATAAATGCTAAAACTTTGAGTACCAACCATAGAGAAGTTGATAGTACCACAGCAGCAAATAAAGGCTTATTCACTTAGTATCTGTTTGACCGAATCCAAACGGAATGATCTCCAATCTTCGGCATCAATGTCCCATACGGGCTGGACATTATCATTTAGTTGCCGAGTATTCTTTGGAACCTGACCATCATATTCCGATAACATCTGAGGTTCAACTTGTGGTATATATAGATCGGAAAGCGTAGCCCGCATCGTGCGTTCTGTTCCGTCTTTCTTCTCAAATACCACGGTAACTACACCATTCTGTAACTGTTCCTTGAGGGCAAACTTGTCGATCATTTCAATATCTCCTTAATCTTCTCTTTTCCATTCATCGACCACTTCAACTAACTGATCATAACCTCCAATATACATATTGTCAAGTAAAATTACAGGAAATGATCTAGACTGAGGAAACCATTCCAATAGTTCTTCACGGGAAAAATCCTTATCTAATTTATACTCTGTAAATTCTAGGTCGGTGCTGTTTAATAGGTCAATGGCCTTAACACAAAATGGGCAAGAATCCTTAGAGTAAATGGCAACTTTCATTTTGTTCCTTTCTCATTTTTATAATGGTATCACGTTTGTTTAGGAATAGCAATAGAATAATATTCATCTTACATAATTTATAGCAATACTTATCCTATCATCTTTTGTTTGATTAGGATAAACCTTATGATATAGCCACGATGGAAAAAGGATTAGTTGTTTCTCTTTAGGATATAAATCAAAAGTTCCTGAATTAATAGGATTATACTCTTGTATTATATCACCATCCAAATATTCCTCATATTTTTGAACAGGTGTAAGAAATTGAATATGTCCGGAATTATCAGGAACTTTAACATAGTATACCACGGATATTATTGATCTCGGATGATCATGTGAAGAATTGTAATCAGAATGTTTATTTATGTTGGCCCAGATATTGTCTATTCTCGGTTGAAAATTAAATGAATATAGTCTACAATATTGTGACATACAATCATCAATCTGACTAAGCAATTCTGTTAGCACATTAACTGGAGGATAAAATTCTTTACTTTGCCATCCTCCTGAATTACTTAAAACTCTACCTTCTGGATCTCGACCTCTCAATTCATAGCAAAACTTAGTTATGCTCTCATTATCTACAGATAATATTTTATGTGCAATAGTCTGGGTGAATATGGTATCAATTTTCATTTTTTCACATGCGTTTTTCTAACTCTGACCATTATCCAAGTGTTATAATAATCCTCTGAAAGTAAAGCATCGTTGGCAAATTGTTCTTTTGCTTCATAATATGATGCCTCACCTTTTGTTTTACATAGTCGAATAATTTCTCGATCAAACTCTTCTTTTCCAAGATTCTCGACATCACTCAACAGTTCTTTGTTTGATCCGTAGTAATCTAGCCAATCACTATCGATCTGCTTTTTAACTTTTTTTCCTTTTCTTTTAGTTGTGCGAGTAAATCGAAATAATTTTTTTCCGATATACATTCTTCCATCAACTTTATTCGTTATACAATATACAAATGCCGTGTATCCTTCCGGTATTTGTCTAATTGGTTCTTTTTGATATATCCATGTCATATGAATATATATGTTTAATCTCCGACAGCATATTGTATGCATCCGAGATTTTTATCATATTCAGACCGTCACTTGGAGCATTATCTGGGTCTTCATGCATCTCCATAAACAAGCCATTTACTCCAATAGCAATTGCAGCCTTTGATAGTGGCAATACCATAGACCTATCAGCAGGCTTCTGGCATGAATGTGTAGCATCAAAGATAACTGGATATCCCATGCGTTTCATTATCTCTATGCTACGAAAGTCTACCACCAGATTATCATATCCAAAAGTTGTACCTCGTTCACATAATATAATATTTTTATTACCTGTGCTGAGAATCTTATTAACTACATGTTCCATGTCATATGGTGAAAGGAATTGTCCTTTTTTAACATTTACAGGAAGCCCCGTTTCACCAGCAGCGATTAGTAGATCAGTTTGACGGCTGAGAAAAGCAGGTATCTGGATGATATCGACAACTTGTTTAACATATTCAACCTGCCACACCTCGTGGACATCGGTTATAACAGGAATATTATATTCTTTCTTAATCTCAGCAAGAATCCTTAATCCTTCTTCTATACCTACACCCCTAGCTCCATTGATTTTGGTTCTATTGGCTTTATCGTAGCTAGATTTATAGATCAGTTTAATTTCTAAAGACTTACAGATATCTCTGATAAGTTTTGCGGTATGATGAGCATGGTCTCTATTTTCTATTTGGCAGGGGCCAGCAATCAAAAAGAATGGATCATTTTTAAACAAGTGTTGCATATCCCATTTTAATTAAAAAATAATAGACAGCATATTTATAAATAAATAGTATTTAAAATCACTCTGTATTTGTATTCATTAGGGCAGTTAGATGTATGGTAATTGTAAGAGTCAAAAAACAAAACTCTGCCCATTTTTGGGGATACACGGACATCGATATTTAATTGTTTTTTAATAGTATTTGAATTTTCTTTGAAAACGATAGTATCACCATCCGAATCATTAACATAATAAATTATGCTTTTGGCTTTTGAATTGTTGATATCAGTGTGCGGTATATTATACTTTTCTTTTACATTGGAATTTAATAAGATATTAGCCTTACATCTACAAAGATTTTTCCTATCTAATGAAAAAAACGATTCAATTTTATTTAATAATGGATTTATTTTATCTATATAAAATTCATCGGTACTTGGTCCATCAAGATGAAAAAAAGTGTGAGTAAATTGAGGATTAGTTTCTGAAGATTGATTGTAAACATTCTCATCGTTCATATTTGCATTTAATTTATTAAAATACCATGGAAAATTTCCAGATAATAATAAATCTCTTATAGATACTTGTTCATCCTTATCAATAAAGTCATCAACAATTCTCAAAATATTTCCTCTATCACATATAGGTCAATCAGTTATTCGTCCTCGTATTCTTCTAGTTCTGGAGGATATTTTTCGTTCCAAACCTCATCAAAGGCTTTATCCATATCCAAACATACCTCAAGATTCTTGGCATCAAAGTCCTCAAAGACTTCGAGCAAAATCTCATAAACGATTTTACGATCATCATATGAAACTTCGCTATCGGATAGATTTTCAATAATCTGATCCAGTATTTGGGAACCTGTTGTCCAAGCCATTATTATTTTTCCTTTTTCTTATTCGTATATAGAGATATATAGCTTTGTGCAATATCGGAGAAAAATTTATAACCAATATTTGTTACGATCATAGCATCCCTATACCATGTATATATCGGATTTCTAGTGAGTATATCCGCATTACATTCTTTCTTTCTTTTCCTTCTTTTTTTCATTAGTTCTTTGTTTTCTATCATACTTTCAAAGAACTGTATTCTTTTTTCTAATTGCGGTAAACCCTTATTCAACCAAGGGTCTGTTGGCATCAGTCTCAGATGCCTCTTAACAATTTTAAGTTGTTTCCTAGTGGAGTGTAGTTGCTCCACCAGGATATAATCTAGTTCATCAGTTAGTAATTCTGATTGTTGTTCCTTCTCGATCATTCTTTACGATCCCATAAAGAATCGCTGCATGACTGGGACTAAGCCGAACACAACCATGAGATGCAGGACGCCCCAAATTGCCAGTATGTGGAGTAGCATGGATAGCATAACCGCCACTAAAAAAGATGGAGTGAGGCATCGGCGCATTATCATATTTCCTTGAATAGTGCATTGGTTGAAGGGAGTATGGATAAAATGTTCCAGTTGGTGTATAGTATCCTTTTCTTGCGGTTGATACTGGCCATTGGTAAGAACCTGTGTCTGTATCAACCTGCATCATCTGATGGCCCTTGCTGATAGTAATATCAGTTTGCGCCATTGCAGGTGTAGCAAATAACATCATAGTAATAAGTAGTTTTCTCATTATATACTCCTTTTTAGATTTCACATCCACCGGCTGTGCAGGCGAGAGTCTGCACACCTTCAACATTATCATCCATTTCAACCAAGCTATCCCAATCAAGTGATTTTGGAATAGAAGGTAGCATCGCTTCATATAAATCCTTTGAAATTTCTTCGTAAGGTGCCTGACGATATGAGCCGCCATCATGTGGCAGGAATGATACACCGGACATCTCATCGAAGTGATCATATACCCAAGCACCAACTTTCATCCACTCATCTTCTCTGACGTTGATAGTGACGGATGGTTTATGTTCACACCATGCTTCTTGGTAGACTGCCCATAGCTCCAGGTGCTTGATTGCATCGATATCGTCTCTAACTACTGCACCCTTTGGTGCTTTCTGTGGGAAAGAGAACACCGTTGTGGAGTCAGGCTTCATAACGTCTGGCTCCCATGTCACACCCTTATCTTTCATAAACCGTGTGAGAGGATCTTTATTATCAGCCCGAACGCGACGAATGTAGAACTGACTGTGGCGAGGATGAATACCACTCGCTGAGTCGCATAGCTGCGATACAGTACCAGAAGGTTTAACGCAAGTAATAGCAGCAGCGGGATTGATTCCAAGAGTAGTTGCGAGCCCATTGTTCACCTCAATTGCAAAGTCACGTAGAGAAGCAAGACGAGCCTTGATCTCTTTGTCTGCGGGATTATTGAATAGTTTGGAGTCATATATGCCTGTAAGAGAAACACCGAGCAGTCTTTCTTCTTCGGCGTTCTTAACCCAAATCTTTCTTAGGTAGGGAAAATCCGTAAGAGTAGATTGAAAAGTACCAAGAATAGTCGCAACCTCAATTTTCTCACGAACAGTTTCCATGGTGTCATCGGCTCTAATAACAACTTCCGTGAGATTGCAGAAACCATAAGGTCTAAGGATAATTTCGCTGCAAGGGTTGGTGCCAAATAATTGATCAGCATTTCTGCGGCCATTTCGTTTTGCGATTGTTTGACATGCTTCACGACTGAATAATCCTCTCTCACCTGATTTACTTTCATACAATGAAATCCATTCTGCCATAAATGTACCAACTTCTGGCTTCTCATTATACACGGCAGAGTTGTTTGACAATGCTCGTTGTGGATTTGCTTCCCACCATGCACCAGCCTTAGCATGACGCATACGGTCATCTGATAGATTAGAAAGTGAAATCATAGCGGAACGACGAACACCTCCAACTACTACAACCTCTCCAATTTTACACATTATATCATGACATTCTAAGGAAGTCAAGCGACGACCATGAGCATTACGGAATAA